TAGTCCGCCTGCTCTTGCAGATCCATGCGGGTGATCTGGGGGTAGTTGCGCGCCAACGTCTCGCACACCACGTCCAACAGCAGATCCTGTTCGCTCAGTTCGTCATAGCCTTCGGCCATGGCGCGGCGCGTGGCGATGTCCTTCTTGCGCGTGGCAAGTGTCATCGGTGGCAGCACATAGGTCGTGCTGCCCAACTGGATCTGGACGCCCTCATGGGCGACCAGCTTGCTTGTGCTTTCACTGGTCGTCATGTGCTACCTCACGCGCCACGGAACAGTTCAAACACCTTGCCAGCGGAGTTGGCAAAGCCCTTGAAGGCGCCTTCAGGCATGGTGTGCTCGTTCAGCTTGAAGCCAAAGCTGGCCGACTCGAAGCTGGCATTGGCCAGCCGGAAGCCAAAGGTCTTGTTCGTGCGGCTGGTCTTGTACAGCAGCAGGCTGCAATACACGCTGTCGCCAGCCAGGGTGTTGTTCACCGTGTAGGTTTCGCCAGTGGTCACTTCCTTCATGTAGGTGAACAGTGGCGCCGAGCCGTTCTCGGTCGCGTTGAAGGTGTAGACACCCGTGGTCTCGTTTACCGCGTACTCACCCACGGCCGGCGTGGCTGCCACACGGCGATAAGGCTTGCCAGTCGAAGCATTGACCACGCCATAGTCTTCATCAAAGTCAGCAGCACCAGACACAGTCACCGCCGCTGCTGTGATCACACCCACTTCACCACGTACCAGGATCTTCGTGCCAGTGGTTCGCGTGGCAGCAATGAAGTTCTCCATCATCCATGCCGGATCCAGTTCGCCCGACTTGTACTTGCCAGAGATCGACTCGTTGCCGCTGGCCACGTCTTCGGCGTACTTGTTCTCGCCGAACAGTTCCTTGTTCTCGCGCTTCAGCTCGATCGACACGTCCTGGATGACCGCAATGCGGCGCGGAGTGGGGTTGCTGCCGATGGCCTTGATGTAGACCTCGGCGGAGTGGAAATACAGGTTGTCTTTGCTGGCCATGCTGGCTCCTTCAGTAGGTTAGGGAAGGTCAAAGCAAGGAGTCACGGTCATGCTCGAAGGCAATCCCGTACTCGGCTTGCAAGTCACACACCGACTCTTCGGAATCGATGTAACGGAAAGACTCGGTACCCAGCTCAAGCTGGACAGAGCCGTTGTTCAAATTGGCGTAGCGCATCAGCGCCTGGTGCAGCTTGGCCAACAGCTCATGCGCGGCACGTCCAGGACCAGAATTGCCCGCTGTTCGCACGATCACCAGCACCTTGCCGTCACGCCCCTGAACCTCTCCGCCAAGATCTGATGGATCGGTCAACCGCGGCTGAATGCACACAGCTGGCAACGCGCCGATATCGAAGGGCAGCACGCGCTCCACGTCGATGCGATCGACCAGTTCTGGAACAGTCAGGCCAGCGGCTTTCATGTCGTCCAAGATGGAAAACAACCTGGTGGTCATACGGGCTTCCCGAGTCGAAGGGTGGCAATGCGGCCGCAGCCGCTGTAGCTGACTGGATGGCGCACGGGATAGGTCGTGCCATCGATGTCGATCTGGCTGTGCTGCGCGATGCCTGCAGCATCAACAGCCGCTGCTGGCGCGGTGAAGCTGTGCTCGCGCACCATCAGATCCGCCTGATCAAACGACTCCATGCGAGATGGCTGATTCAGGTGCCCCTTGAAGGCAGGCGCAGCACCAAACGTGCAGGTTTCGCCATCCTCAAAGAAGATGGCCAGGTCTTCGTCAATCACTTGAGAACCCTCCCGAGGCGACGCCTGAACGCGCTCTCGTAAGTCCGATTGATGGCGGTAACAGCCAGGCGCTGGAAGTCGATGCGCTTGCTGTAGGTCGGCATGCGCTTGCTCCACAGGAACACAGGCTTCACATTCGATCCATGGATGCCGGACCGAGACCAGATGCCAGCAGCCAGGTGCTGCTTGCGGCCGTTGAATTCACCTCGGCCCTTGCTGACGAAGTACTCCACGCCGTTGATCGTGGCGTGGCCCTTGTCGCTCACGCCACGATTCGCAATCTTGGCTTTGCGCTTGTCGCCCATGTTGGCGCGATAGCCCTGCTCACCAAAGGCGCGAAGATAGCTCAGCAACTGCACGATGAACGCACCCTTGACGTTGCCATAGGCGTCTATATGGGCTGGGTCAATCCCATCAGCGGGGACGGCGGCCATGCCTGCAGGCAAGATGCCCGCACGCTGCAATGCCACCTCGAACCGCTTGCTTCTGCGAACACCACCCCGGGCTTGGGCCAACAGGATCTTTGCAGGATCCACGCCCTTGCCGCCCATGTAGCGGGGCCACACCGTGGCCACCACTCTTTGGTCGGTTGCTCGCTCCACCCAGACGCTTCGAACCAGATACGGGGTCACGCGGTCAAATGCGCGTTGCATCTCGTTCTGAAGGTCTGTTCGCAGCTCGAATGCCACATCGTTGATGGCATTGACCTGAGCACGGGCCATCCGTTCAGGAGCGCGCTTGAGGGCCTTGATGGCGCCCTCCCAGCCGTCCAGATCGATACGGATGTCCATGCTCAGATCACCCCGTTCACTTGACCACGTTCTGGAACAGGTAGCCTGCGATGGCGCCGGCCAGCACGGGCTTGCGCACATCCGTCACCGGCACGATTTCAGACTTCGCGTTCCGATCGATGTAGGTCTCTTCGACGAAGGGGTAGTCCTGGAGCTGGTAGGTGTAGCCGTAGGCAGGCGAGCCACCATCGGCGAGAGTGGCCACTTTGGTGTAGGCCAGGATGGCATCCACGCCCCAGATGTCCTTGAAGCCGGTACCGTCGTAGTAGGTACCGTCACCCACCACCACACGTTCCACATCCAGGGCGCGGGCAATCTGCTCCAGCGTGGCCTTCTTGATGTCGTTGTCACGCAGCGTAGCGATGATGTCCGGGTGAGTCGCCAGGGCCGTAGCAGCCTTCGGGGACACGGTCAGCGTGTCAGGGAACATGCCGATCTGGCCACGGATGGCATGGCGTGCAGCCGTGACATCGCCCACAGGGTCACTGGTGGGATCGTCCCATTGAGTGGCACCCGTGGAGTAGATCTTTTTGTTCGATGCGCTGTAGGACGCGGCCGTGCGGGCGATCAAGGCAGCTTCGTTCTCACGCTCGATGTCCATGCGACGCTGCACGCCACGGATCGTGCGCTGGTACAGGTCGATGCCAGCCGTCCCAGCCTCCTGACCCAGCTCAACTGGGATAACGCCTTCCAGCGAGAAGTCGGTGAGTGAATAAGACGCGCCAGAGTGGCCGAATTGCACGCGCTTGGTCGCACCGCCAGGTGCACGAGCGCTGTTGACCAGGCGGAAGTCATCGGCGCCGAATTCGATCACAGTGCCGCCACGGGCCGTCACCGGCACCACGGGGAACAGGATGTTCGCGATGGGTGCGAACTGGAAGTTGTAGCCACGGGCTACGGAGGTCAGGACCGAATCAACTACGCGGGCCGTCTTGGAGGTCATTTGGGGCATCTCTTGCTCCTTTGATTCAGAGAGGTTTACTTGGGCTGATCAGTCAGAACTGAATCAGGCGTTCGGGATCAGGAAGACCTCGACAAACTCACCAGCGCCGGCGGCCGTGGTGAGTGCGGTGCCGACCTTGGTGTTCGTGGAGTCATGCGTCACGACACGACCAGTGGCGTCAACCTTGACCGGACCAATGGCCACAGCACCACCGGATTCAACGGCCACGGTACCCAGGACATCGACCGGGATCAGATCGTTGGTAACGGCAGCGCTGCGAGTCACACCCAGGGCAGGGCCACCCGCTGTGGGGTAGGTGCCATCAGGTTTGATGAAGCGGCTTGCGGCCAGGGTGGCGCCGGCAGTGCGGGTCAGGCACAGCAGCGAAATGGCTGGAGTAGTCATATCGGTTTGCTCCTTAAAAAGCAGGGTTGAAAATCAGCTGTGCGCTGAGGGATTACTTGTCGAAGCCCAGTTCCTTGTAGGCAGCAGCGAAATCGATGCCCTTCTCGGCGGCATAGGCGCTGGCTTCAGCCGCCTTCTGATCGCGGGTCTTGGCTTCGCTGCCGCTGTTCGCTGCAGCTGCTGCAGCGCTAGCGCTACCGGCTGCTGCCTGGGGTGCATCAGCGAAGTGACTTTGAGCTGCCTGGCCCATCTGGGCACGATGAGCTGCCAGCACTTGCACAGCGGCTTCGGGGCCAGTGGTCTTGCCATCGAACATCAGCGTGTTGATCAGATTCTCGTGACCGGCCATGGTCTGGCTTTGCACGTCCAGGATGCGCTGGCGTTCGGCTGCGGCGCCATTGGCCTGGAACTCGGACTGCAGGGCAGCAAACAGCGAGGGATTGCCCTGCTGCAGGCTGTCCTTGTTCAGGCCAGCAATGGACTGCTGAACGGCTGCGGCGATGGCTGCCTGGTTGGATTCGGGTGTCAACATGGTGTTTCCTTTCGCAGAAATGAAATCGGGCTCCGTGGAGCCCGATGTGGTGGTTGCCGAGATGGCCTTGGGTCGTGACCCTGGTGGAGTCGAAACCACCGAGCCAGGATCTTTGGACAGCTGGTCGATCAGCTCGTTGAGCGACTTGTAGCCGTCCACGAGACCCGCATCGATTGCCTGCTGGCCGATGAAGACACGGCCATCGGCCATGTCGGAAAGAACCTGATCGACCGAGACGCCACGGTGATCCGCGACGGCATTGACGAACAGGCTGTAGAGGTAGTCCACCGTGGCCTGCATGTGCTCACGGCCAGCCTTGCTCAGCGGTTCGTACTGCGTGGTGATGCGCTTGTACTTGCCAGCCGTGATCTCGGTGGTCTTGATGCCCATGGCTGCTTCGGCTTGCGAGGTGTCACGGTGCCCCATGACGACACCAATGGAGCCCACGTTGACCGTGGGGCCGCTGATGTAGATCGCGCTGGCTGCTGAGCCCAGCCAATAGCCGGCGCTAAGCATCTGGCCATCGGTGAAGGCCACCACCGGCTTCTTGGCACGCGCCTGCATGATGGCTTTGCCCAGCTCCGGCGTACCGAGGGTGGATCCACCTGGCGTGTCCAGGTACATGATCACAGCCTTGACAGAGGGATCTGCAACAGCCTGCTCCAGGTCGAGCTGGACACGCTGAGTCGATATGCCGCCGCTCACGTCCATGAACAAGGAGGCCTTCGGCGCGATGATCCCGCTCACGGGGATCACGGCCACACCGTTGATGACCTCGAACGGCTTGGGCTCATTGTTGAGCGGACGACCAAGACGGGCTTCCACCGCAGCCAGGTCAACACGCTCGCCACGCAGGTGGATCGCGTAGACCTCCTGCAGCTCGACCAGCTTGTCGGGGAGGATGGCCCAGGGGCCACTGACGATATCGAATAGCTTGCTCATTGAATAGCCTTTGATGGGCAGAGTGCCTTGATTTGCTGAGTTGTCATCCCAGCGCGGCACGCGGACCAGGCGTCCCACAGCGTGGTGCATGGGTCGGCTTTAGCGTACTTGTCGCGCATCGTATTGAGCGGGCTACCGCTGCCACTGATCAGCAGCGCGGCCCAGTCGGCACGCATCTGGTCAACGATGGCAGAGGTCTGCACCACCGCGATCTGGATCTTCGAGCCGCACGACCACACAGCACAGGACGACTGTTGCCCGACGCTGATGATGGCCGCGCTGTCCTTGTACCCGCCGAACATCTGCGCAGGGCGGCAGTCGTACCGACCCAGGGCATGCGCCTGAGTGCACACCAAAAATAGGGCGAGGGCTGCGGTTAGAGCGGTCAACATATTCTCAAGGGCGGTATTTACTGATGGCGTCAGTAAGCAAATTCCCCCACACCACCTGGGTCGCTTGATTTGCGTGCAGCCCATCGACATACGTGCCCGCCTTGAGGTGCTGCGGGGTACCACCGTCGTTACATACGCCGTTGAAATCGAGCACAGGTGGCCCGTAGCTAGTGAGCCCCGTATTTGCAGTGAGCCTCCTAGCATCCATCGCCGCATCCCAATCGGTGCCACCAGCACCGTTGTTGCGAGGGATGCCATTTCGCAAAAGGGCTTTAATACCCAGCTTTTTGCACAGCGCGAGGAATGCGACTACTCCAGATCGAGGCATACCGAGCGTTGTGACCAGTACGCCCGTTGCCGAATGATCGTTAGGCGTAAACCCGTTGAACACTGCGATGTGCGGACACGCCCCTACGGCGTCGAGTGCAGTCAGCAGCTTGTTGCCCAGGTAGGTGAACTGCTGCGTCGTTGCGCCCGGCATACCACAGTTGACGAAACCAACTGGTGATGTTGACGTGGTCATTGCTATCGCCGCTTGCATCGGGTATCCACGCTGGTAAGACGGCAACTGCGACCCAGCATCATTGCTATCGCCTACCGTGATAAACGTCATGCCTCGTCTCTTCGAGCGCACAAGGACGCCAAAAATGTTATTGGCTATAGTCGTTGACTGGGCTCCACTAAAAGCACCTGTTAGCTGAGTACCGGTCCCGTGCGAGAAGCCAGGGAACATGAATCGCCCCAGATCATCTTTACCTGTTCCGCCCCATCCAGTTGAACCGGCCGCCCAGGTAGTGATTTTCTCGCTCCCAGTTGTGGTGGCGTACTCTGTGCGGACAGTGATAGCTGCACGCTGACCGCCGTCCGTGCGCGCCGACGCCACCGCGTAGAGCGGCACGAAATCGGTGATATACCAATCGATGTCAGTGTAGCCGTTGCCCGTTGACACGCCGCTCGCCGCCGCCATCGTCAGCGTTGATTTTCCGCCGCTGAATGTGACTGCTTTTTGGTTGCCAGAGAAATTGGCGTTGTTACCGTAACTGTCCCAGGCTGGGCACTGCGCGACGGTCATCCCTGTGATTTGAGCGGCGCCAGAGGTTGCGCGGTTTGCCAGTACAAATGCAATGGCATCAACTTCATCTACCTCAACTTCAAGCGAAACGCAGAACGTAGTTCGCGTGTCTCCGCTTGTCCAGCCGAACGCCGACGCAGCAGTTTGATCAGATCCTAAAATTGTCCACATTTTTGTGGTCACGTAGTCATTTGCTGCCGGTGCTGGCAGCGACCGCCACAATCCATCAGACGCTATGTATAGGCTATCCCCCACAGTCGCAGTCTTCCCGGCATTGCTCGCGGCTGGGTAGCTGGCGATCAGGGTGGGGAGGTCGGGTTGGGGAGGCAAATCCCCGCCGGCCGATTCCCCCACCTCGGGCAAATCAAGAGTTACGCCTCGACCAAGTGCCAGCCTGGTATCTCCAGCCAGGTTTCTAAGCGCACGCACCTTCAGTCCGAATCGCCCCATATCAGGCTCCATTTATAGGTTGTGCCGGAGTAGCTGGTGCAGCAGCACCAGCCTTCGGCACAGGGTTGAGATTTGCCTTGATCAAGGCCTTCTCTTCGGCCTCCTTGATCGGCATCGTTTGGTTGAAGTCGGTACCGAACAGCTCCCACTCGGCCCGCTCACGCGTGCAGAACCGAGCGTCGACGGCATCACGGAAGGCTGAGACTTCATCTTTGGGATTGATCGAACCTTGGCTGTCACCGAACCACTGAGCACGGGTATAGGCCCAGCGCAGCAGGGGATCAGTGAAGAAGCCTGGTGCGCTCACGCGGCCGATGGCCACGGCTTCAGCGAGCCATGTTTCGTACACAGGCTGGCAAAACGTCAGGGCCATCCAGCGGCGGCGGCGGCGCAAGTACTGCCAGGCGTCCAGCAGCGCGGCCTTGCTGGCCGAGTAGCTCGCGTTGAACTGCTTGATCAGCAGCTCGTAGGGCAAACCCAGCGCGACACCCACCTGACGGAAGACTGCCAGGGTGAACGGCTCGAAGGCCGTGTTGGGCCGCGTCGGGTTGGCAAACTCCACCTTTTCGTTCGGAGCCAGGTCAACCACGGCGCCATGGCCGAGCCCGATTTCGTCTTCCTGGACTGCAGGAGCCTGGCCAGCGCCGTCTTCTGATCCGTCCCAAACCGGCGCGCTGTTGCCGGCTTCCGTGGTCACGAAGACCGTGAACATCGACGACACGACGGCAGCCTGGATCTCGGCGTCCGTGTACGTGCTGATCTGCTTGATGCACTCGATCACCGGGGCGAGGTATGGGATGCCACGCGGCTGTTCAGGCCGCGTGCGATCGAAGTGATGCAGGACCCGACGACGCCCAGTTGAACCAACAGCGTCAAACCAATCGCCAGACCAACGATCGCGGCTGAGCTCGATCGAGCCAGGGTGCCGGCGATAGATGTGGTACGCAGTAGGGCGGCCGTTGGCATCCATGCGTACCCCGCCTGCCACGTCGTCCCGGTCTTGCGCATTGCCAGGGTTACCGCAACGATCGGCCTCCAGGACCTGCAGACGCAGCCGATAGGGCTGCATGCGCGTGGCTTGAGGCGCATCGGGCAGTACTGTGAAACAGTCGCCGGACTCCAGCGAACTGCGCAGCACCAGCGCCTGCAGCTCGTCAAAGTTCTGCTGGCCTGTGATATCAAAATCCTTGGAGTCCGCCAACATGGCGAACTCCGCCTGAACGTGCTTCTTCCAGGCTTCCGCTTCTTCTGAAGTCCAGCCCAACACGTGAATATCGGGCTGGGGTGACAAGGCCAAACCAGTGCCGACCACACGGTCAACATTTGTATTGATCGCGCCCACAGCGATAGGCACATTGCGACCCAGGCTGCGTGATTGGCCCCGTAACGTCTGCAGCTCGCCAGCCTGATCGGCGGCTGCGGAACGCGCTGCTGGTCGGTGATGCCGAATGTTTGAGCTTGAGCTGGTGCTGTTGTAAGCGCCACCCAAGGCTGTGGCCACCGTCGTGCGCGCATGCATGCGCTTGGCAAACCGCTCAGGCGAGAAATAGCCGATCGCCCGATCAAGCAGGTTCGGCTGCGGGACTTGAATGGGCATGGTCAGCGAGTGCTCCGGATGTACCGCACGCGGCGGCGGCCAGACGTGGCGTTTTGAGCGCGCTCGATCTGCGCGCTCAGTGCATCGATCTGCTCACGGATCAGCCCCAGATCTGCATAACGAACGCGGCGACTCCCCCCATCCACTTCGATCGTGTATTCCTGGCGCTTCAGTACCGCTGCCTCGGCTTGGAGGTAGGCAGCGCGCCGGCTGATGAGGGTTGCAAGGTCCATGTCTGGCAAAAAAAATGCCCCGCTCTTTCAGAGCTGGGGCAAAGGCTGTCGATCGGTGGCAACTTCAGGTGGCTTTTTCAGAACTACCTGAATTGGGGTCAATTTTGGGCAAAAGTGTCACCTCCTTTCAAGCGCAAAGATGTCACCTATACAGGTTGCATATTCGTGCTTGACTTCAATCTGATTCATCGGATATTGAACCGATACCGCCCCTGTGCTGCAGGTTCTCAGCGGCAGCCAGGTTGTCGCTCATGATCGCGTTGGCCGATGCGATCACCCTCGATCGAAAGGCCCGCAGCAGCCGATACCAGTGATTACGCGAGATGCCCAGCGCATCTGCCGACTGCTTCACACTTGCTACGCTGTAGAGGTAGTGCAGCGTGAACACCTTGCGATCCAGCGCCTCGGCGGGCTGCGCGATCACCGCCAGGTGCAAAGCGCTGAGCTGCGTGCTGCAAGCGGCATCCGGCCCACCAGTTTTCCCGCGTGCCCGGCTCTTGGAGGTCAGCTTGCCCAGCAGGTTGCCAGTGACAGGCGGCGGGCCAAAGAAACCACGGGTGCGGCACCAGTGGCCATAGGCCGAGAACAGCTCGTCCATGTGGGCCTGCTGCTTGCGCTCACCCTCGGTCATGCCTGCCAGTTCGTCCTGGTCTTCATCATCCTGGCCGGGCGCGGCCAAGCCAAACACCTGGGGCTTGTCTTGCTTCGTCATTAGATTCCTCTCGATCTGATCCGTCGACGGCGGACCTGCATGGGGTTGAATGGGTAGAGCGGCAATGGCTCCGCAATCGGCTGAGGTGGATCGGCTTGCGCGGGCTCGACTGGTGAGATCGGTACGGTCTCTGGCGCCAGCTCTTCAACTGCTGCTGCGCTGTCCATCACCTCGATCACGCCATCTGCAGGGCTGCTGGGTTGTTCGATCTCATGCACGTGAAGCTGCGGCGCATCCTGGATCGGAGCCTGCTCAGGCTCGCCCTTCAGTTCGATCACCTCAGCGGGAGGCTGCTCCGGCTGTTCGGAGAAGAGATCAGGCGTGCGCTGAGTGGGTATGAGCTTCGCACGCAAGTGCTGCCAGTCCTTCTCAGTCCACTTGTGCAAGCCGAGCTTGTGAGCGATGGCCAGGTTGTAGTTCGAACAGTCCCATGGCTCATTGCGTGCACCAGGCGGGTTGATCCACTCGGTGACCACCTTGCCCCGCTTCGTCAGCTTGCGTTTCGGTCTCTCGCATGTCATGCCTTCGAACCATGCCTTGCCAAGATCAACGTGCATGTGCATCGCGCCAGGGCCGGACACCAGCTTCATCCGCCCATACAGCCAGTCCTTGCCGGTGTCGGTTCCCACCCACCACAGCTTCGCACCGTGCTCGATGCGCTTGCCGTTCCAGTCCACATCCATCTTGGACGGCAAGCCACTGATGATGGGCTTACCCGGCCTGTTGGCACCCTTCAGGATCACGCAACCCATACGCTCGCGCTCTGTGCCGTAGTTGTAGACGTCCTGTGTGTTGTGGCCACCAGAGTCGATGCCGTAGGCGCTGATGTAGATCGGCACGCCCGAGACGTGATACAGCGGCTGCCGGCGCAGCGCGTCCAGGCGCTGCCACACGCTGCCAGCTCGACTCGGCGGGTCTTGTGGGTCGCCCTGCAGCACCTGGTAGTCCATCACCCAGTGCTCCAGGCCTGGCCCCCAAGCCTCGATCTGGCATTCCAGGCGATCAGGCTGCGTGTCGACAGACATCGTCAGCACCAGGGCGCCATCAGGGATCTGGCGTAGACGGTACGTCTCGCATTTGGCCCGCTCCATCAACTGTTCAGCCGTGGTGGCACCGATCGTGTCGTTGTATGACAAGGCAAGACGCGTGTTGTAGAACACGCGCATGGCATCGCTGTCACCGCGCTCCAGGCGCTCCAGGGCGCGGGCGTACTGCCTGGCCAGCGCCAGCCAGCTGATGTCGCCGGGCTTGGCATAGAACGCACTGATGGTGAAGGAGACTGTCTCGCCATCACCAGGGCCATCGGCCACCCAGCGGGCATGGCCACCCAAGGCTTCATCCTTGAGCATGGTCCCCTTGTGCCGCTCATCAATCTCGCAGCCGCAGTCTGGACAAACAAACCATGCCCTGGCCATGTAGCCTGTTTCGGGGTCGCGCTCGAAGTGGAAGTTGCCCAGCACCAGCTCGTGCATGTGACCGCAGTGCGGACACGGCACGTGATAGGACTCCCGCGTACCCATGGCAAACAGCGTGTCGATCTTCGAGGCGTTCTCAACCGTGGGCGAGCTGGTCGCGTAGATCTTGCAGTTGCTGCTGAAAGTCGTCGTGCGGGCCTCGGCCAGCTCGACCGGGTCGCCTTCGCCCTCGACGCTGGACTCCATCCGGTCGACTTCGTCCAGGTACACGTAGCGCGCCGGGATTTCAGCCAGGTTCGACGCTGCGCCAGCCGTCGTGATGTACAGCGCACCGCCCTTGAAGTCCTTGGCATCGATCGTGTTGCGGCTGTCGCGGCTGCGTGGCTGCGCGACGGCTGCGGCCACCACGGGCACGTCCTTGATCGAGCTGCTCATCCGAGCGCTCAAGCGCTTGGCCAGCTTGTCCGTTGGCTCCAGGGCCAGGATGTTGGCGGGTGCCAGGTGGATGCTGGCCAGCAGCCAGTTGATCGCCGTCTGCGTCTTGAGCATCTGAGACGCAGCCTTGACCACCACGCGCTTGGAGGGGTGGCCAGGTGAAAGCACCTGCAGTATGCGGCGGGCATAGGGCGTGCGCTCGATGCGGTACGGGCCCGGCTCGCTGCTGGACTTCGGAAGCACCATGTGCTCCTCTGACCAGGCATCGACCTGCAGCTCTGGATCCGGCCGTGCTCCACGTAATGCGGACTTGACGATCTCGGCGTACCCATCAGCGATGTTCATGCAGCAGCCTTCTCGTTCAGGGTTGCCAGCATGCGGGCCTCGAAGGCGTCAAACGACTTGCGCAACTCGGCCGTGAGGAGGTGCTCCAGCTCACGCGTGTCGTTGATGCCTACGCATTGGGGCGCCACGCGGCGAGGCGCGGCCAGGATCGAGTCGCGCAGTGCATGGAAGGCGTCGTACACCGCCTGCTGGGCGGGTACCCGTTCGATCACGCGGCCCGCCATCTTGGCGAGTTCCAGCTCCGCCTTCTCGGCCTCGGCGGCTTCGCGACGGGTTCGGAAGTCCTGGTACAGGGTTTGACCGCTCGCCGCAGGCGCTGCCGGCGCCGATTGCGGGCCCGCAGGCGCATCGTTCGCCGCTGGACGATCTGCACCCCCACCCAGCGGCAGCGGCGCCGTGGCGGGCTTCGTGGACGCCCGGGCGCGGCTGTTTTGTTCCCACTGGATGTCCGCCACCTTGGGATCGATCAGCTTGTCGTCGCCGATCGTGGAGATGCGTCCAGCCTCGACGGCCCTGGCCACGGCCTGGCGCGTGCCTCCGGACATGCTACGGCCCTCACGGTGCCTGGCGTACTCCGCCTGGGTCATCAATCGGGGTCCTGCGTCAACTTTGCTCATGCTGTAAGCCGTCCTGTCAACAAA